GATACATTTTTAAAAAATTCTGTTGGTGTTGCAGACCATGATAATTTTATGAAAACTATAAAATCACAGTTTGATAAATTAGTACATGCAAAACATGCCATATCAGAAATTGATGAGATAACTAAAAACGTAACAGAAGGAAAAAATAATGTTCGGAAAGAAACCAAAGAAACCAAGTAAAGCATTAAGAGGTGGACAGAAAAGATTACCTGCCGCTTTAAAAGCTAAAATAATGAATAAGAAGAAAAAAGCATAATGGCAAAGAACGGATTATACGCCAACATTCATAAGAAACGTGCTAGAATTAAAGCAGGTTCAGGTGAAAAGATGCGAACAGCAGGTACTAAAGGAAGACCTACTGCTAAACAATTTAAACGTGCCGCCAAAACTGCGAAAGCATAATGGTTGCTAAAAAATATCAAAGTCCTTCTGGTGGCTTAAATGCTAGAGGAAGGGCTTTCTTTAAAACCAAAGGTCACAATTTAAAAGCACCTACTAAAAGTAAAACAAGTAGTAGACGTAAATCATTTTGTGCGAGAATGTCAGGAGTTAAAGGTAGAATGACTGACGCTAAAGGTAGACCTACAAGAAAAGCATTAGCACTTAGAAAGTGGGATTGCTAACATAGTTGTGCAACGCTTATGCGTGGCAACTGCCAACTTTAATTAGCCAAATAACTTGACCCCTTGCGAGGGACAATCTTGACTAAATAACTTATTGAAGAGGCTTTTATAAACTAACGTCATAACAGGAGAAAATACTATGGCAAACGCAAGTCCAGTTAAATTTGGAAATGTAAATAGTGGTGGAACTCGTGATGATGCTCTGTTTCTAAAAGTATTCGCAGGTGAAGTAATTACTTCATTTGATAGAGCTTCAAAAACAGCAGGTGCAGATATGGTAAGAAGTATCAGCAACGGAAAATCTGCTTCTTTCCCAGTAATGGGCAGAGTAGGTGCTTCGTATCACGCAGTTGGAACTGAAATTACAGGTTCAGATGTTAACTCAAACGAAAAGGTTATTACAATTAATGACCTTCTAATATCTTCAGTATTCGTATCGAATATCGAAGAAGCAAAAAACCACTGGGACGTAAGAAGTGCGTACTCTACTGAAATGGGTAGAGCATTATCTTTCCAAAAAGATAAACATATCTTACAAACTATTGGTCAAGCAACTCTAGCTAGTGCAAACGTAACTGGTGGAGATGCTACAAGTAACATAACTAACACAGGCATTGCATCTGCTACAGATGCTACTGCGGCTAATGCAATGATAGATGCTATCTTTGCGGCGGCTAAAGAGCTTGATGCAAACTATGTTCCATCAGAAGGCAGAAAATGCTTTATGAGATTGGAAGAATACTACAAATTAGCAAACGCTACAAATGCAGTCAATGTTGACTTCAGTGGTGGTGCTAATGGTGGTGTTGCATCAGGTAAAGTTACAAGAATTGCAGGAATTGAATTAATACCAGTTCCTCACTTTGTAACTGGAAACGTCAACTCAGGCACAGACCAAGGTTCAGCTACTAATGGTGGTTCAAATCCACAAGCTGTTAACCTTTCTAACTTCGTTGCTTTAGTTTCACACCCAAGTGCGGTTGGAACTGTTAAGCTAATGGATTTAGCTGTCGAGAAAGAGTACGACATCAGAAGACAAGGTACGTTAATGGTAGCTAAATACAGCATGGGTCATGGTGTATTAAGACCAGAAGCGGCAGTCGGAATATTAGAAGCATAATACTTCTACTTACATTGGGCGGAGATTAACACTGACAATCCGCCCAGTGTTCTCACACAAAATTTAACACAAAGGATAGATGACTACACAAATTACACCCACAAGCGAATTACAAGCTGTAAATATAATGCTATCTACTATTGGAGAAGCTCCAGTAAATAGTATTACAGGCACTACTACAGTTGACGTAAGTACAGCAAAAAATATTCTTAATGAAACATCTATGTCTATCCAATCACAAGGGTGGAATTTTAACACACATACAAATTATAAATCACTATCTTTAGACAGTGACAGCAAAGTACCCCTACCTTCAAACTGCGTAAAGGCTGACGCTAACTCTCAATTCAGACACTTAAACTACACTATTAGAAGTGGATATTTATACGATATGGAAAACCATACAGACGTATTTATCTCTGCACCTAAATCTGTTGATTTAGTTTTAGTACAACAATTTGAAGATTTACCAGAATACGCTAGACAATATATTACATTAAAAGCGGCAAGAAGATTTGCGGCTAGATTTATTGGTGATAAAGAAATTACACAATTAATTGGTCAAGATGAGAATGAAGCTCTTATGGCATTCCATCAAGCTGATAGCCAAGAGAGTGATATAAATATGCTTGATGGTGATAGTAATACATTCTCTATAATTCATAGACCCACTAGAAGGCATTACTAATTATGGGAAGTGTTGTTTCACAATCTATTCCTAACTTCTTAAATGGTATGTCCCAACAGACACCAACACAAAGAGGTATTAATCAGGGAGCAGACCAAGTAAATCTACAGAATGGTTTAGTAGATGGTCTATCAAAAAGACCTCCTTTAGATTTTGTAGCAACAGTAGACAGTAGTAATATTTATTCTAACAAAACAAAATTTTGGCAAATACAAAGAGATGCAGATAATCAATACATTGTAGCTTTATACAATGGAGGTATCAAAGTATTTGATTTAGCAGGTAATGAAAAAACAGTTACAGTTGCAAGTGGTTCAAGTTATCTAACTTCAACAAACCCTAGAGAAAACTTTAAGTTAGTTAACATTGCAGACTACACATTTTTAGCTAATACAGCAACAACAGTAGCGGCTGACAGTACAACGTCTGCGGCTAAAGTAGAAGAGTTCTTAATTGTTTGTAAACTAACGAACTATGGTAGAGAATATAAAGTAGCATTGAAACACCCATCAATGGCACAAGAACTAGAAGTAGTCTTTCAGTTGCCTTCAGGTAATGATGCGTCTACTGATAGTAAATTTAGAGATACAAATAAAATTACAGACATACTATTGTATGGAACTTCAAGTACACACTGGGACAGCAATGCTGATGGTCTTTCATTTAATGTTAGAAGAACTGATACAAATGCTTCAGTATCTACTACACAAGGATTAGCAAACTATTCTGGTTTTACATCTCATTTTACGTTTGAGGCATTCGACAGTGTAATCTATGGAAAACCTACTGATGGTAATGCAAACTATACTATAACTACATCTGATGGTTCTGGTAACACAGCCATGTATTCTATCAGAGATGAAATACAAGATTTTAGTAAACTACCTTTTTATGGAAAAGAAGGTGTCATTATAAAAATTACTGGAGAAGAAGGAGATACTCTATCTGATTACTATGTAAACTTTTCAGGTAAGTCTGGTGTATGGAATGAAACAATAGCACCTGCAACTTCTGTAGGAGTAGATAATTCTACAATGCCACACGCATTGATTAATAACAACAATGGTACGTTTACATTTCAACAATTAGATTGGACAGATAGAAAATGTGGAGATATTGACACTAACCCTAATCCAACTTTTGTTGGTAAGAAGATTAATAACCTTACATATTACAAAAATAGATTAGGTATTTTATCAGGTGAGAATTTAGTATTAACAGAGAATGCTTCTTTCTTTAATTACTTTTCAACAACATCTACACAAGTATTAGATACTGACCCTATTGATATTGCGGCTTCAGGTACACAGGTTAACACACTTAAAAACTCTGTAGGATTTAATGAAAGTTTATTATTATTTTCTGATACAGCACAATATAAATTAGATAGTTCAGGTGAAAGTATATCACCTACAACAGCTATACTTAATGAAGTATCGTCATTTGAACATGATGATAAAGTAACACCAGTATCAGCAGGTAAGTTTGCATACTTTGCACAAGCAAGAACAAACAATACAGCAATAAGAGAATACTTTGCTGATGATGATACACTTACAAATGATGGTATGGACATTACAGTATCAGTAGGAAACTTAATACCTACTAACTGTTATCAAATCATAAGTAATACAACTGAAGATAATTTAATATTTTTAACTTCAGATACAGGAGACAGTCAAACAGCTCCTTATAGTGGCACAGTGTCTACAACATACGCTAACACAATGTACATCTATAAGTATTTCTTTGATGGTGGAGAGAAAGTACAAAACGCTTGGTCTAAATGGACATTCACAGGTGTTAAGATTTTAGGTGGTATGTCTTTAGAAAGTTTTATTTATTTATTAGTTTCAGAAGGCACAACTACAAAATTAGTTAAAATAGATTTAAGAAATTTAAAAGATACAACAATAGGTCATGGAGTTTACATTGACCTTAAAACATCAGTTTCAGGAACGTATGATGCGGCAACAGATTTAACTACGTTTACGTCACCTTATGGTGCAAAGACTGGATTGATTGCAGTAGATAGAACTAATGGTAATAATTACACAGCAACAAATACATCAGGTTCTACATATACAATCGTTGGTAATCACACAGCGTTATACATTGGTGTTCCCTACGAAAGTAAATACACAATGTCTACACAGTATGTCAGAGAGAATACTGGAAGAGGATTAGTAGCAGTAACTTCAGGTAGATA